TTGCTAGTGACATCGAGAAAGCAATCTTGAACACAATCAAAGAAAACAAAGGTATCACAATAGGCGAAGTTGTTAACATCATAGACGCAGACTTGTTGAAAGTGTCTCAAGCAATAGACAATTTGAATAAGACGGGTATGATTCAACCCGCAGAAGGTGGCTTGACAATCACAGACGATGGCTTGAGAGAAATCGCAGACATTGAAACCGAGTTACTCGTACGCTATAAATACGAGAAAGCACCAAACACAGAAGGTGGAGATTTGATACCAACCTCTAGAGATTTTTGTCGCTCTTTGATAGGTCTAGATAGGTTGTATTCTCGTGAAGACATAAACGCTATGAACGCTATTGTCAAGCACGACGTGTGGAAGCGTCGTGGTGGTTGGTATACTATACCCGATTCATCACCTGCCGTACATCGCCCATCTTGTAGACACATTTGGGCCAGCAAAGTAGTAAGAAGAAAGAAATGACAAACTTTGTATACTTCGTTTCGACAACGTATTTGAAAGACAATACGCCTATCAACGAGAATGTCGATGACAAACTCTTAAAAAATGCTATCAAAGAGAGTCAAGAGATATACATTCGTGACATCATTGGAAGTGGTATCTACAACGAACTACAAACCCAAGCGTTTGCAGGTACACTCACCGCGCTCAATACAACGCTTCTAGACTCTTATATTGCACCGTGCTTGAAGTACTATACTTTGTGTGAAGCGATGCTTCCTATGACGTTCAAATTGATGAATAAGAGCGTAGCAAGTAGAGAGAGTGACAACGCTCGTGCAATAAGTGTAGATGAGTTGACTCTCTTAGAGAATCGCTATCGTGATAAAGCAGAGTACTACGCCAATCGTTTGAGAGATTACTTGAGAGAATACACAAACGACTACCCGTTGTTCTTAAACCCTGGCTCGACCTTTGATACTATTCGCCCATCAAGCACTACTTTTGTAGGAGGTATCTATTTACCCACAGACTATGACGATTGTTTCTGGAACTATGACTTCCCGCCCGACGAGAGATAACAAGTGGCAAAAAAACAACGAAGCCAAACTCATCAAATTCTTAAAGAATGACCCTAAATCAAATCATAGCAAAAATACGAACTCAAGTCGAAAGTCATAAGATGGTAGGCAAGTTCTCTGTTGGTGCAGAGTACAACCTAGCAGTCGACGAGGTGAAGTTCTACCCTCTCGTTTGGTTAGTGCCAGACGGGTTTGATTTAGCAACTCGTGACGGGCGATATGTAAACTATCGCTTTGCTCTTCTAGTATTCGATAGAGTATTCGAGAGCGAGTCAAACACAATCGAAGTCTTGAGCGATACTGCTCAAATTATTATCGACATTATGTCTCTAATCGACTATCACTACAACAACTTAGAAGATTTTCAGTTGATAGTGAGTAGCACGGCAGAGCCATTCTATGACGCAAAAACAGACATAGTCGCAGGTTATGGCATCCAATTCCAAATTTCTACTCCTTACTTGGCTAATAGTTGCGTTGTACCTGTGTAGCATTGCGTACGCTTTCTTCAATTTCAAACCGATTGAGAAAGAACCGATGTACATTGAGACGATTTCTTACTATGAAGATACTATCGAAAAAGTGCGATTCAAGAAACAGATTCTACGCGATTCTATTTATATGTATGACACGATGTATGTTGACACTTTTTCTCGTACTAGCGACGGGCTTAAAAGGGCAATCAATTTGCATCGACACATTGACTCTCTCACAAGCGAATCACTATCTCGTTGAGGGCGCAAAAGCGAGACGCAAAGTTCTCGACTACAAAAAGTTGATTTTACTAGATTCTATCGAAATCGCACAAATCGACTCTATTAGCACAATTCAAGCAAGAACAATACAAACTAAGCAAATCGAAATTGAGTCGCTTAGAACGCACGAGAAGACGCTTAAATCACAAATCTTAGTCTTCTCTGTTATTGCTTTTGTGCTTGGTCTTATTATATGAAGAAAAACAACGTCATTCGAATCGACAAATCGTGGGAAGAAACAAAAGTTCTTCTCATCTCCGACTTGCATTGGGATAATCCTAAGTGTGATAGAGCATTACTCAAGAAACATCTTGACGAAGCATTGAAAGGGAATCACGATATTCTCATCAATGGTGACTTGTTTTGTTTGATGCAAGGTGCGTACGACCCTCGCAAATCGAAAAGCGATATTCGCGAAGAGCATAACGTCGCAAACTACTTTGACGCTATTATCAACACGGCGGTCGATTGGTTTGCACCTTACGCACATCTCATCAAGTTAATCGGTTATGGCAACCACGAAACCGCAATCTTGAAGCGTCAAGAAACAGACATCATCGAGCGATTTGTCACTCTTCTTAACTACAAGTGTGATACACAAATTCAAGTAGGTGGCTATGGTGGATGGATTCGCTATGCTTTTCGTACTGGCGAGAAACACACGATAAGTTACGCCATCAAATATATGCACGGATTCGGTGGCGGTGGTGCAGTAACTCGCGGTACAATTCAACACAATCGTATGAGTGTCAATGTAGAGGGCGCAGACGCTATTTGGATGGGTCACGTTCACGAAGACTACGAGTTGACTTACACCGTTGAGTATCTCACAAACAAAGACACGGTACAACAACGCGATATCTTAATGATTCGCACAAGTGCGTACAAAGAAGAGTATGGAGACGGCTCTAAAGGATGGCACGTAGAGAGAGGTGCGTCACCTAAACCAATCGGAGGGCGTTGGCTTATTCTTAAACCTGTTAGAGACGAGAACGAAGGTAGAAAGATTCACGCTTACACACACAAAACGCTATGATAATTGATGTCTTAATCGTTCACGAAGAGAGAAACGACAACGCGTTTCTTGAGATGGGAGTCGACCCAGAGATTATCGAATATCTTGAAGAAGGTCTCATCGATTTGCGTCAAGTTGTAGCCATAAGCGCGTATCACGAACACACTCAACTCTTCTTAAATGGCGGTCATTCATTGATAATTGACGAAGACTTTTATACTTTTGCGTCACGATGGAAAAAGATGCGATAAACCCAAACCACTACAAGACAGGAGATGTCGAAGCAATAGAAGCAATCAAAGCGTCTATGACACAAGAAGCGTTTTACGGATATCTCAAAGGCAACGTCTTGAAATATGTGTGGAGATTCGAGAAAAAGAATCGTCTCGAAGACTTAAAAAAAGCGAATTGGTACTTAACACGACTCACAAATGAATATCAAACAAACTCCGTTCAAGGGCTATAACGCAGAAGAAACAACGAAGAAACAAATCTACTTGCATCATACGGCAGGTGGCGCAGACGCTCTCTCAACTTTTAAGTTTTGGGAATCAGACCCATTGAATGTAGGTACTTGTGTCGCTATTTCTCGTGATGGTCAAATCGTACAAGGATTTGACTCTAAGTTTTGGGCGTACCACTTAGGTCTCAAGTCGTCTCATTTCTTAGGTCTACCATACACAAATCTAGATAAGTCGTCTATCGGTATTGAATTGTGTAACTGGGGGTACTTGGTTAAAAAAGGAACTAAGTACTACAACTACGTCGGTAAAGAAGTGAAAGACGTTTGCAAACTTGAGACTCCTTACAAAGGGTATGAGTACTTTGAGAACTACACAACGAAGCAAATCGAAAGCGTCAAAGAGTTGCTCTTGTTATGGCGAGACGAATACACAATCGACTTGACGTACAACGAGGATATCTGGCAAGTGACAAAGAGAGCGTTGAGTGGTAAGAATGGAGTCTTCACTCACAACTCAGTACGCAAAGACAAGATAGATGTTTACCCTCACCCACAATTAATCGAGATGCTCAATGACCTTTGATGAGTTTTTGAACGGGCTAGGAGAACGCGCAGACTCTTTCGTCACGAAAGGTGATAGCGAGTTGAATCAAATTATCGCTAACTTTTGGAATAAAGTAACTATTCAACTTCAAGAAGAACTTGACAAGCCAAAGCAAAAAGGAAACTTCACATACGACTCAAACGCTAGTGGTAAGTTAAGGCAATCAATCAAACCACTTGAGACTACGAGAACTCCTACGTCGTTGACAATGCGTCTAGGAATGGAAGACTACGCAGAGTACGTAGACGGAGGTCGTCGTCGTGGCAAACGCCCACCTGTGCAAGCCATCGAACAATGGCTCATCGACAAGGGTATACAAGTACGAACGTCAAAGAATGAAGATTTATCAACCGCGAGACGCAACAAAGCGCAAGCAATCGCGAACGCGATAGGTCGTCGTGGCATCAAGCCTACAAAATTCATACGCAACGTATGGAATCAACAACTTCTAGACGGCATTTCTACGGAACTTGCTACCAAACTAGGAGACAGAATCTTCTCGATAGATATAAAATAATTTTCTATTTGCTTTGCATAGTGAAAGATTTGTTGTACTTTTGTGACGTATGACAAACATAGAGCAAATCCAAGAAGAGTTAAAACACAAACACTATCACGGTCTTCAAAAGACTATTCACGAGAGAACAGGTCTTTCTCTCCCTACTATTCGTAAGTATTTAAAAGGTGACGTGTATCACCCAACGGCGGTCAAGGTATTCAAGACAGCAAAAGAAATCATTGAACAAATCGAAAACTAATATGAACAAAAGTGAATCTATCAAGAACATTGGTCTTGCTTTGTGCAAGTTCCAAGCAACAATCGGCAAGGTGTCGAAAGAAGCGAACAACCCATTTTTCAAATCTAAGTACGCATCACTCGCGAACATCTTAGATACTATTCAAAAGCCTTTGAGTGATTGCGGTCTTGCGTTCGCTCAATTGCCAGACGACGACGCGTTGACTACTCTCTTAATACATAGCGAGAGCGGTGAGTGGATTGAAGCGTCTTACAAGATGCCAGTCGCAAAACAAAACGACCCTCAAGCAATGGGAAGCGCAATCACATACGCACGTCGCTACGCTCTAGGTGCAATCTTAGGTCTCAACATCGACGACGATGACGATGGAGAGAAAGCAATGGGTCGCGCACCTCAAAAAGAAACTCTAACACCTAAGCATCCTAATTGGGCGAAAGCGTTAGAACACATTCAACGTGGTGGTAAAATTAGCGACATCACTCAAAAGTATACATTGAGTGAAGTTGACTACAAATTGTTGTCTAGTGTCAAGTGAATGATTGAGCATGGTTACGACTACACAAAGTGAAGAGCAATGGCTTGAGTTGAGACGAACGCGTTTCACGGCTTCACAAATTCATAAATTGATGGGTACTCCGAGAAACAAATCGGAGTACTTGAGCGAGACTGCAAAGACTTTCATCTACGAGAAAGGCGCAGAGATTCTCACAAACCAACGAAACGAAATCTATGGTCGCGCTCTCGATTGGGGCAAAGAACACGAGAAGCAAGCGTATGAAGCGTTTGACCCTTTCAACTCTCTCGCTACTTACTACGGAGGTGAGACGTTCGTCTTCATCGAGTATGGTGACTTTGGAGGTTATTCTCCCGACGCTTTAGGTGATGACTTTATCGTTGAGATTAAATGCCCATTCAATAGCGGTATTCATCTACGCAACTTCTCAATCAAAACAAACGAAGACTTGAAGTCTCAACATAGCGAGTACTATTGGCAAGTACAAATGGGTATGATTGCTAGTGCTTGTGAGAATGCGTTCTTTGTTTCGTATGACCCTAGAATGCCAGACTCACACAAGAAGCACGTAGTGAATATCACGCTTGACGACGTAAAAGACTTGATTGATGAGAAGTTATACTACGCAGGTCATATGCTTAGAAATGTCATAGAATTGCAATAAAACAAAATAAATAGAAAAAAAAGTTTTCGAGTGTATTGCATATATCAAAAAAAGGTGTAGTTTTGAAACATGATACAAAGCGATATGAAAAACAACAACAACTTAAACGAAAACGAAACCTTAGTTCTCAAAGCAATTGTAAACGCATCTTACAAGTACACTCGTGGATGTTTCACTTACTTCAATGAAGTGATTGAGTTTGTGAATCAATTAACTCACGAGCAAGTGAAAGGCTACATTTCACAATTGACTCAAAAGAATTATATCTATATGAGCAAAGATGAGAGTGGAGATTTGCAAATCACTCCCGGTATGACCTTTGAACTTTTTACTCAATACAAATTCTAAAAAAAACTGGGGGTGTAAAAGCCCCCACTATTTATAAGACTATGGCACTAGACATCATATACCCAATCATTCTCGCACCTACTATGTTTGTAGTAATGTACGCGAGTCACGTATTGACAAAGAAGTCAAAGAAAGAAATCAAAGAGGCGACTCCTTATCAATTCGAGAAAGACACTTTTATCGAAGGCTTCAACGAAGCAATTCAACACCAACGTCAACAACTCTACAAAATGTATAAAGGAAAATCAAGATGAATACAAGAATAATAGAAGCAAGTGTGAATGGCGTGAGCGAATATCGCGTCTACTACAATCAATCAATCATAGGTCGTTTTGAGAAGAACGTCTATGCTCAACAATTTGCAAACAGGTTAAATGGCATAGGCTATGTTCTCGTCAACGAAGACAAAGATATCTTGTGTGTCTTTGATAGCGAACCTACAATTGAAGAAATCAAGCATCAACTAGAAGAGAGTTACTCGATGGACTTGACAATTCACGCGATGCTTCCAATGTCTTCGACTGGTCATTACGAAGTACACGGTGACAACTTCTCAGAAATCGTCGAAATCTTTAAAACTAGAATACTATGACAAACTTTCAACTAATCGTGTGGCTAGGATTTATCGCATTCTCTTTCATACTAGGTTTCTATTGTGGAAAATATGACGAGCAGGAGTGACCAATTCGACGTGATGTATATGGACATTGCGCACGTAGTCTCTAAACTATCTAGGTGCAATCGCGCAAAAGTAGGCGCAGTCATCGTGAAAGATAGAAATATAGTCGCTTACGGGTACAATGGTACACCCAGTGGATTTTGTAACGAATGCGAAGAGAACGATGTGACAAAAGACGAAGTAATTCACGCGGAAATGAATGCAATCTTAAAAGCGGGTTTAAACACTCAAGGTGCAACTATGTACGTGACGATGTCACCTTGTATGCAATGCTCTAAGATAATCAAACAGAGTGGCTTAAAATGCGTCATATTCGACAAACTATATCGAGATACGCAAGGACTTGACAAACTAAAAATAAATTACAGACAAATATGAAAAAAGAATCGCAATTGAAAAAAGTGAAGACTCATTTGATGAATGGTAAGTCAATCACACCTATCGATGCTTTGAATTTGTATGGCTCGTTTCGACTCGCCGCGCTTATTCACACGCTTCGACACAAAGAAGGTCTTGACATCGTGTGTGATGAGACAGAAGGATTTGGCAGATATTCAATTCAAACAAAAGAATAATTTGCTATTTAGTTACAAAACACTATTTTTGTAAAGTATTAAAGTTGTGTGCGAGACAACTACAAAAGACATTTGCCCTCGGCAAGTATCGAACTCGCACTTCGGTATTTGTACGAGGGTTTTTTAATTACAACAAAAATGAGCAAAGACCCAGCAGTATTGTTTTATACTAGCGACTTTTTAACAGGCACGACCTTGATGTCAAACGAACAAGTAGGCAAATACATTCGTCTACTTTGTATACAACATCAAAAAGGTGTACTAAGCGAGAAAGATATGTTGAAGATATGTGATTCATATGATGAAGACATCTTTGATAAGTTCGAGAAATGCGACGAAGGATTCTACAATTTGCGTATGAGAGAAGAGTTTGAGAAGAGAAAGAAATACAGCGAATCAAGAGCAAACAATCGTAAGAAGAAAGAAGATATGAATAACATATGTAAATCATATGAAGAACATATGGAAAATGAAAATGAAAATGAAGATGTAAATAATAAAAAGAGTAATCGTTTTGTAAAACCTACACTCGATGAATTAAAAGAATACATGGATTCAATCAATATGAATGACGTATCAAACAAGTTCTTTGACTTTTACGAGGCTAAAGGTTGGATGATAGGCAAAAACAAAATGAAAGATTGGAAGAGCGCAGTTCGCACGTGGAAACCAAACAATTTGAAACTATCAATAAATACTCCTAAACTTGCAACACTATGAATCTTGAACAAATGATACTATCGAACTTGCTATTCTATGATGACGCAAGACACTTCTTACCACAAATCAACAAGAATTGGTTCACACAAGACTTGTATCGTCGTGTCGTAGGTGCTATGACAGACTTGTACTACAACAACGAGCCAGTTGATATGATGACTCTATCAAAGCATTTTAAAGGCAAAGAGTTACTACAAATTATTCAAATACAACAAGAAGCGAGTGGTCTTACAAATATCACGGTACACTTAAAGACTCTTGAACACGAGTACATCAAGACAACTCTTGTCGACAAAGTGACTCGTTTGAACTTGACAAAAGACTTGGGTGATATTGTCAAAGACATTCAATCGATTCTAGATGAGAGTACATTCTCGACACACAAAGCACCGGACTCGATAGTCAAAGTGACGAACAAAGTAGTCGACCAAATCGTAGAGAATAGTATGAATGGAGGTGCGCTCACAGGTAAACAAACCGGATGGCGATATCTTGACAAGTACATAGGTGGTTACAACGCAGGAGATTTGATTGTCGTAGCAGGTCGTCCCGGTATGGGAAAGACAGCAATCGCTCTCACTCTTACAAAAGACTTTGCGAAGTACAATCACAAAGCACTCTTCTTGTCGCTTGAGATGAGCAACGAACAACTAGCGAAACGATACTTGTCTTTGATAGGCAACATAGAGAATTGGAAGATTCGCAATGGTCGTCTCGAACAAAACGAGATAGACAAAGTGATACACGTAGCAAATCACCAATCGATAGAGTTCTTCATCGACGATGACGTTGACACTTCGATAGCGCAAATCAAAGCAAAAGCAAAACTACACAAGTCTCGCAAAGGTCTTGACTTGCTAGTGATTGACTACATACAATTGATTAAAGGTACTAAAGCAAATAGAGAGCAAGAGATAGCAGAAATCTCACGAGGTTTGAAACTACTTGCCAAAGAGTTGAAAATCACGGTAATCGTTCTCGCTCAATTATCTCGTAAGAGCGAAGAGAGACAAGACAAGAGACCTATGTTGAGTGACTTGAGAGAGAGTGGTGCGATAGAACAAGATGCAGATATTGTGATGTTTCCTTTTAGACCTGCGTACTATGACACCGAGAAGCCAGACGTAGAAGAAGCGGAGTTGATAATCGCAAAAAATCGCAATGGTGAATGTTGCACAATACCTACAACTTTTGAAGGCAAACTAACTGAATACAAAGAACGAGTATGAAAACAATAAAACTAGAGAACAACATTCTTGAAGACGAATACACACGATATGTGTGTGAATCGTTTGACATTCAAGATTCAACAAAGACTAGCGTAGAAATACCGGTCAATTTTCACGAGTGCAAAAACTTTGATTGGAACATCGGAGTCATCTACGGAGGTAGTGGCACAGGCAAATCAACCCTCTTGAAGCATTTTGGTGCGATTAGAGAGATTCAATTCGATGAATCGAAGTCTCTTATCTCAAACTTTGATTGGTTGCAACCTAGCGACGCTTGTCTGCTTTTGTCATCTATGGGATTGTCGAGTGTTCCAACTTGGTTGAGACCATATCGTACGCTCTCGAATGGTGAACAATATCGCGCTCAACTTGCTTATCTTGTTGGAAGCGCAAAAGAAGAAGAAGTCGTACTTGTAGACGAGTACACAAGCGTAGTAGATAGAGATGTAGCAAAAGCGATGTCTTATGCTCTTCAAAAATTCATTCGTAAGAACAACAAGAAAATCATTCTAGCAAGTTGTCACTTTGATATTATGGAGTGGTTGCTTCCCGATTGGACTTATTCACCATTGAAGGGGCGTGTCGAGAGACACGACTATCTTCGGCAATCAAGACCATCAATTGAGTTTTCGGTATTTCGATGCCGATATGAAACTTGGCGTATATTCAAACACCATCACTATTTGACACAAGACTTGAACAAAGCGGCGAAGTGCTTTTGTTTGACGTGGAATGACAAACCAACGGCATTCATTGCGATTCTACCTCTACCTAGTGGTACAATTCAAAATGCGTTTCGTGTGAGTAGATTGGTTGTGTTGCCTGATTATCAAGGTCTAGGGTTTGGAATCAAACTACTCAACTACTTTGGGTCATTGTACAAAAACATTGGTAAGACGTTGTATATTAAAACAAGCAACCCGTCTCTATTTATGGGAATGCAACGCAATCAAACAAATTGGCATCTAGTTTTAGAAAATAACAACATCGAAGCAATCAAGAAGATAAACGAAAAACTAACCGCAGATGGCAAAGACAATGGTCTAAAACTACGCAAAGAATCAATCACAAAATCTTACAAATACATTGGAGAACAAACAAACATCGACACGAAGATTGTCGAGTTTAGTGCTGACGCTTACAAAGATTATTCACAAAGACAAATATCATTATTCTAATATGAACCACTATCAAGACTTACACAACGCAAAGCAAGAGAATCGTCGTCTACGACTAGTAATCAACGAACAAAAGAATCACTACGAGAGATTGATTCAAGATTTAAAGAGAGAGATTTTGAGACCAAAGATTGACGTGAGAAATACCAAAGCAAAATGGACAGATGCTATGCGTGTCGTTTGTCAAGTGTATCAAATCACTCCCGACGACATATACTCTCGCATTCGCAAACAACACATCTTGTATGCTCGGCACACTTTTAACTATGTTTGTAGAAAGACTCTAGGTATGTCACTTGATTCGATAGGTCGTATCATAAATCGCGACCATTCAACAATCATTCATAGCGTAAGACAAACGCAAGACTTAATAGACTATGACAGAAACTTCGCCAAAACCTATCAACAAACTCTTGAACTATTGGATTCTTATTGCAACGAAGAATCTATCGTCATCAATTCACATCTTGAAAGAAGAGAGCGATGTGTTGCGTACGAAGAAGAGATATGAAAAAGAAGGTTATTTTGTAAGCATTGAGAAAAAATAGTTTGTAAATACAAAATCTTTTTCTATATTTGCATCGTTGAAGAAGTCGCAAATCATCGAAAATCTAACAACTCAAAAGTGGGTATTCGATACGTGTCTTCGCATCTCAAAGAACAAAGAACTAGCAAGAGAACTATATCAATACTTTTTTCTACTACTACTCGAAAAAGACGACGCATATGTTGAGAAGTTACACAACGACGGATACTTACAATGGTGGGCTATCAAGGTACTTCACACCGCCATCAATGGTAATCGTCACCCATTTCAACAAAATCGTATCTACGACAGCGTTGATGTGTACGAGTGTAACTTACAAAGTGATGACAAAGACCATCTAGTACAAATAGAAGACTATGAGCAAGAGAGAAGCAAAATACGAGCGTACGACTTTATCATTGAGTCTTCTCATTGGTACGAGCGTGAACTATTCAAGATGTGGCTCGAAGGAAATAGCGCACGTTCTTTGCATCGCAAAACAGGAATAAGCGTACGAGAAATCTTACGCGTAGTAAAACTAATGAAACAACTAGTACAAGAACAATATGAGAAAACAAACCCCAATGAAGTTCGTCGATAGATTTTTGACGAATCTCGCGAACATCCACGAAGAACACGGAGACACTTTGAAAGCAGAAGAAGTGAGAAGACTTCACAAGCAATTTGAAGGACTCGTAGAAGAAGAAGAAGCACTATTGAAGAAAGCATTCGTCGACGGCTACGAAACAGACTTAAACGCGCACTCAAGCAAAGCGCCTATTCTCGCACAACTATACTACAAAAATCACTATTAATGACACATCTAGAAATCTTGGGTATCGCGTCGTTCAGCGTCATACTCGTAAACTTTGGCAAACCTGCGGACTACTTAAAGACTTTAATCTATGGTCGCAATCCTTTCAACTGGCAAAGAATGAAACCGCTCGACTGCGCATTTTGTATGTCGTTTTGGATTGGTCTTGGCTACTTCACTTATCAATACGGTCTCGTAGGTATTCTCTACGCGTCTATCTCTACTATCATTGTTGCACTATTAGAAACTAAAATATGAATTTTGAAGACATCGAGTTCGTTGTAAGTCTAGAACCGAAATACAACGAGTACAAAAAGACACAAGTGTTGTCATTGAACCCAGAAGAAGCGCATCGTTTGAGAAGCGTATATCAATCACTCTACGGGCGTTCTATGCCATCTTGCTCTACTTGCTTTGTAGAGAGTTATTTTTCTCTATTGATATTCTGTCAACAGAAACTAAACTCAATCAAAGAACAAGCAGAATGGAGAGAGAAACAACAAGCAATCGAAAGAGCGACTATCGCAGACGATGAGCAACCAAAGCGCAGAAGAAGAAAGCAATGAGAACCGCAATGCAACAAATGTACGATGAGTTAATTGCTCACGAGTACACGATACCAATGTCATTGATAATTAAGTGTAAAGAGTTGACACGTATCGAGAAGTTGCAACTTGAACACGCTCAATGCGAAGGTGCAATAAGTGGCGCACTCGATTTAAGAATCACACCCGAACAATTTTACAAACAAAACTACGACGAGCAATGAAGACACCAATGGAAAGACTAATCGAACACGTTCGTCAACAAGTGCCAGACTTTGAAATGTCAGAGAGTCTTATATTCAACTTCACTATGTTGGAAAAACTAGAGCAACAAATGGCATACAACGCAGGTTTCTCTAAAGCAAAAGAAATCTATGAGACGAATGAGTATAATACTAAAGAGTAAAAGATGAAAGCAATACTTGAGTTTGACTTGACAGAAGAGAGAGAACAATTTGAACTCGCCGTCAATGGTCACAAGTTCGCTATGGTTGCTTTTCATCTAGACCAACACTTGAGAGGTTTGATAAAGTACGCACCCGACACACAAAGCGAAGACACTCACAAAGCACTACAAGAGACAAGAGACAAACTATATCAACTACTCAACGAGTACAACCTAGAAATATGAAGAACGCATTTAATGGAACTATGAACGATGAAGAGTGTTTCAATCACGAATTGAGCATAGGCGTTCATCTAGACAACACATCTTTCGTAGAGTTGTACAATAGCACAACCAAAGAAATACTATCTATCACAGGCGCAAAGACGTTCCTTGATTGTGGTGGTGGAGTAGGTGCATACACAAAAGCGATGCTTGAGCAAGGTATCGACTGCACGTATGTAGATTTGAGCAAGATACACTTTGACTATGTGTCTAAAAACTTGAAGCCCATAAACGACACACAATCGCTTCAAATCTTCAACCTAGACTTCACAAAGCAAAAGTTTAAAGCGTTTGATTTGGTGGCTTCTATTGAAGTAATGGAACACATAGAAGATAAGAGATTGATACCATTCTTGAAAAACTTAAAGTGTAAGTACTTTCACTTCTCATCTACGCCAGAGAAAACAGACTTCGACAAAGCATGGGGTCACATCAATATCAAAAGCGAAGACGAATGGATAGAACTATTTGAGAACTGCGGATTCAAACTAGAGCGCAAACTAAATGTACCGACTACCTGGTCTCTACTATTTACGAAATGAAGAAGCACACGAAGATATACCTTGACTACTTCGAGTACGCAATAAGCGACTACATAGGTTGTGAAGTATGCGAGAGACCTGCCGTTGACATTCACCACATCGAAGCACGTGGAATGGGAGGGTCAAACACAAAAGATGTCATCACAAATCTTCAAGCGTTGTGTAGAGAATGTCACACCAAATTCGGAGACCAAAAGCAGTACAAAGACTTTCTCAAAGAGAAGCATCGAATCGCTTTGAGTAAGTGTCAAAAATAAAGAACAAATAGAGAATACTATGGCACACGAGAACTCAATCAAAAACTTGAAGCCCTTTCAAAAGGGAGTAGTCACAAACCCCAACGGAAGACCAAAGAAACTAGTCACTCAACTCAAGGGTCTAGGATATTCAAAAGACGACATCAATCAAACCTTGATGAATATGGTCGCAATGTCAAGAGAAGAACTCACAGAGATTGACAAGGGTAACGACTACACTATCTTAGAACGCATCGTCGCAGGTGCGCTACTCAAATCACACGACAAGAACTCTCTCTTCTCGCTTGAGACTTTATTGACTAGAGTACACGGTAAACCAAAAGAAGAAGTAGAGACTACAATCAAAACAGAAGAACCAATCAAAATAACACTTAAACTAGACTAATGACAACTTACATCGGCAACGGATGGGAGAACGAGTACGGACTCAACCTATCAATCAACATCAAGAAACTTCAAGACGCTATCGAAAGCGGTGAACTAATCGTCAATCAATACGGAGATGTTCGTATCAACTGCAATCGTATGAAGGTAGCAAACGAGAAGTCAAAAGCAACTCACTCAATCTCAATCCCAAAACCAAAGTTCTAATGAAAAAGACGTGGAGAGGTAGTGACGTTTTGCCACCGCAAGACGACGAGATAAAACTCGTTAAGACTTATCAAGGCGACATAGCACTTGCGAGATACCTTGACGATATGTGGGTCGATGAACACACGAATCGACTTATTCAAGTAGAGTACTGGATGCCCATCCCAATCGCACCAAACGAATGACACCAAAAGAAAAAGCCATAGAACTAGTCGACAAGTTTAGCGTCGTAGGTTTACAACAACGAAACGAAGGCATCGCTTGTGCCTTGATTCACGTTGAAGAGATGCTTGAAATTGCATCATCAAATAAATTAGTTTATCATTACACTGAAGATGGTGTAACGATTCTCGAGCAATGGCCAGAGAGAGTATTTTGGTGGTGGGTAAAACAAGAAATTGAGAAACTATGAGAATCCTAGCACTAGCAGACGGAATGAATGGCGTAGTCTACCATCGAATCTATACGCCTTTGATGCGTCTACAACTCGACGACTACGCTACAATCGACATCGCTCAAGATAGCGATACAATGATGAACCTTGTCGACTTTAAGAACTACGACCTTGTAGTCTTTAATCGTTGGCTAGGAAAGCATCACTACGACATCTTGAAGAAGATTGCTCAAGCAAAGACTCCGTACGTTGTAGATGTTGACGACTACTGGGTGTTGCCTAAATTCAACCCCGCTTATTGGGCGTATCGTCACGGAATTAAGAACGCAATCAAAGACGCTCTTCACTACGCAGACGGTGTGACCTGCACAACGCCACAACTACTAGACCAAGTCAAGCAGTACAACAAGAACTCAATCGTTCTACCTAATTGCTTAGACTACGAACACGAACAATGGAAGCACTCACGAGTAGCAAACGACAAAGACAAAGTCGGTTGGGTTGGCGGTATCACACACCACGAAGATTTGAAACTCATCGTCGACGACATCACTCGTCTAGGTGAAGAAGGTCTCATCGACTTCTATTTGTGTGGATATACTCCAAGCGATATTTGGGATTCGATTTGCTCAATGTTCAAAGGTGATTGGTTTCACGTCGTACGTGGCACTAGCGCAAACGCATACGGTGAAGTATACAAACACTTCGACGTAGCAATCGCACCTCTTCAAGCAACAAAGTTCAATTCGTGCAAGAGCGAGTTGAAGATTCTCGAAGCGAGTGCATATGACTTGCCTATTGTCGTGAGTGCTTGTGAGCCATACTTGAACCACATCGACAATGGTGGTGTCATCTTCGCAAAGAATGACGAGTGGTACGACTCAATTAAACAAGCGTTACTAAATACGTCTCACTTAGGTTCATCAAACGCTAAGTATTGCAAGAAGTTTCACGACATCAAGTTGTGGAATATCGAACGAATCAAGTTCTACGAAAGCATATGCAAATAGAGTACATTCGCCCTAGATTGACTTCTTATCAAAAGAACATACTCGACTCACAAGCGAGGTATACAATCACCGCGGCGAGTACTAAAACAGGTAAGACCGCATCACACATCATTTGGCTCTTCGAACAAGCACTCAAGTTGCGAGATGGTCAAAGTGTGTGGTGGGTTGCACCTGTGTACCAACAAGCAGAAATCGCTTATCGTCGTATGAAGACGCAAGTCACGGACAAGAACTTCTTTATCACGAACGAGTCGAAGTTGTTGTTGACTCTACCGACAGGTGCAAGAATAGAGTTCAAGAGCGCAGAGAAGCCAGACAACCTATATGGTGACGACGTGTACGCTTGTGTCTTTGACGAAGCATCACGAGCGAGAGAAGAGTCTTGGTTCGCTCTTCGTTCTACTCTCACGGCTACGCAAGGCAAATGCAAACTCATCGGGAACGTCAAGGGGAAAAAGAATTGGTTCTACAAACTAGGTGAACGCGCAAAGCAAGGAGAGAAAGACTACGAGTATTTTAAGATTACGGCATACGACGCAGTCAACGAAGGCATACTTCAACTCGATGAAGTAGAACAAGCAAAGCGAGACTTACCGAAACACGTGTTCGATGAGTTGTATCTCGCAGAACCCGCAGACGATAAGTCAAACCCATTTGGTATTGACTCGATTCGTGCTTGTTATCAACCTACTACAAACTCTCAAGTCGTAGCGTATGGAATTGACTTAGCAAAGTACACCGACTACACGGTGATAATTGGTATTGATGCGAATAATTGCGTATCATATTGCGAACGCTTTCAAAGCGATTGGGGGCAAACTCAACAACGCATCATACAACTAGTACAAAACACACCTGCTTACATAGACTCTACTGGCGTAGGTGACCCAGTCGTAGAACAAATACAACGCGCTTGTTCTCGTGCGCAAGGTTTCAAGTTCACATCTCAATCGAAGCAACAACTCATCGAAGGTCTAGTTCTTGCAGTACAACGCAACGAGATACGCTTTCCAGAAGACCCTATCGGCTACGAGATGGAGTCTTTCGAGTATGAGTACACTCGCACAGGTGTAAGATATAGCGCACCTAGTGGATTGCACGACGACTGCGTTTGCTCACTTGCTCTTGCTTTAGATTGTAAGTCAAAAAATAGACCTGGATTATTTTACTTTGCATAAATGAATTGGAAAAACATAACAATCGAACAACTACAAGAACTCGCTTCTATCAATCACTTTGAAGGAGTCGAGCGTCGTATACATCAAATCGCTATCGTCAATCGCTTAGACATAGACGAAGTAGAAGAGATGTCTCTCAAGAAGATTCTCAAAGAAGTAGAGAAGTTGAATTTCTTGAATGAGTTACCACAAGACAAGCCGATGTTCGCTTTCAAGCATATGAAGAAACGCTATCGTCTCATCACAAACGCTCAAGAGATGCAAGGTCACCACTTCATCGCTTTGCAACAAATCAAAGCAGACGACATCATTGATAACCTACACAAGATTCTAGCGATGCTCTCGTACGAAGTAGACATCTTTGGCTATCGTGTCAAAATCCCAAAAGGTCAAGTAGCGACCAACTTTGAGGAACGATGCGAAGACTTCAAGACTTTGAGTTGCTCTTTTGCTTATTCGTACGCGTCTTTTTTCTTGGCACTCTATCCGCAGTTGTTGACCGCTACCCTCGATTATTTGAAGCAGGAGATGAGCAACTTGACAAAGTAGAGGTAAGTCCTTTCGCGTGGCTAGAACTGGTTGATAAGATGGCGAATCGTGATAGAACAAAATGGGAGTTCTTTCTCGATATGCCTTTGATAGAGTTCTTCAACGCAATCGCATACCACAAAGCACAAACGCAAGAGCGCAACAAACGACTAGAGCAAAGCGCGAACAAGGGTTTTCAACCTTACGTCATCGCTGTTCTCAATGAGATGTTGTAACAAATACTAGTAGAAATTTGTTACTACAAATTGACACTTTTTGCGAATAGTGTCGATTTATAGTTTTTGTATTGCATGAATTTTGCCAATTCTTAAGTATGATTTTTGTGACAAAAGTGTATGTTTTGACATATAACGTGTCATAAATCGCACAATTTATATGCTTTTAGATACATATAAGTCACATTTCTACGAATAAGAGTGACAAGTAAATTGTCATAGAATTGTAAGAAAACAAAAGATTTAGAAAAAAAAGTTTGCAAGTGTATTGCGTATATCAAGAATAGTAGTAGATTTGCTATATCAAATAAGACAAACAGATATGAAAACAATCAAGACTCAAATCAAAGACATTAAAGTAGGCGACGTAGTTGTAATTCGTTACGCAGAAGAAAAAGTATTTGCAAAAGTAGACAGCATCACTGAAGATTTTCAAAAGAATGGTGTTCGTGTTGTCTTTCTTTGGAGAAGCGACGACGAAGTAGCAATGGGCAAATCAAAAGGAATTTGGCAAGCGAAAGAAACTACGTTTGTGCAAAAATTAAATGAAGCAACTTTATCAACTGATAGCATTGGTAGAACATTGACAAACATTTTATTATCTAGCAAGAGATAATTTCATTTTGAGACGAGAGTGTTGCGATGCTATTTTAATACGTGGCACTCTCAATCACACAACAACCAAACGCGAACGCGCCTGCTTACAATGATACGAACTTCGTAATCACAGAGTCAAGCGGTGCAATCTACACGAAAGACAATTTCAAGTTCATTTGTGAAGTCAAGCAGAACACTACGAGTCTAGCAAAACTCAAAGCACCTATCTACTATGGCTCGACAAACAAAGGTGTATTCAACATCTCACGCATTCTAGAGAACTACGTCACTTACGACTTCAACATCAACGACACTCTCGCTAGTGGTTGCGCAAATAGCGCGATGTCTTACAAAGTAGAGTTTGGCTATGAGTATAGTGCAAGCGCGACAGGTAGCGTCGTAGAGTACACAAACTTGACGAGTGCGACTGGCAACGTATGGAACGCATCACTCAACGCGATTGATTTAGTAAACTACAACGGGCAATACACGATGGATGGTGACGGTAAATTCTTAACACCTATCCGCTCGAAGATTATACAACGCACACAAAAAGACTTCTTGTATGCAATTAGAAACACGGCTACAAGCGCAGTCGTGACGTATAGCGACGCAAGTACACAAACCTTGAGTCTACCTA